GTACTTCTGCTTGAATTTGTTCATCTTTCCACTCAGGATGTATCATTTTTATTTTTGTTTCAGTTGAAATAGCAATTGCATCACTTAATACTTTTACTACTTGTGACATGTCTAATAAATTATTTGTAATACTATCACTAAATTCTATAACAGGAGTTACATCAACATCAATTGTTCCTTGTAAATGTATTTTATAAACTAATACAAATAATTTTAATAATTTATTTACTGCTGGGCCCCAATAAGTTTGTTTTTTAGATTGTGTTATAAAACTTTTTCTTTCTCGCATATTTAATGCTGTTCCTGACTCTGCTCTACCTGCTATACTTAGCCCAAATGTTTGAGGACTATACCCAGAAGATACTATAATTCTTTCAATTAAATTTAATGCTGTTTTTTCATATTGGTCAGCTCTTATCTCAAATTGTTGAGGAATTATAACATCATTTTGCATTTTTGATACTGGGTCAACTGATAACTTAACGAATAATGCTTGGTCATAATCAAAAGTTGAGTCACCTTCAATTGTTTGCTGCAAAAATGACTCTGGCAATAATATTCGTGGTTGTGCTAATGTAATTTCTTTTGCCCAGCTTGTAAATACTTCGTCAAGTTTATCCATTAAGCTTTCTATTCCTGCATAATCAGAACGTCCTAAATAACTATTACGATTATAACTATTAGGCAATTTATTTGGTACATATACTGCTAAAATATCACTAATATATGTATTAATTATATCTGGTAAATCTTTTGTTTCATCTAAATAATCTAAAGGTATTTTAGTGCCAAGTCTATCAGCTGAGCCTTGATATAATTCATATCTTATAACTTCTGGCTCATAATATTCTAACAAACGATAAACTTTTTCATTATCTACTAAAACATTTTGCCAAAAAATTACTGATGATAACATTCCAAACTTAAATTCAGGTATTGCATTATCTGGTTGTATAATAACTGGGATTGGATAAGGACTTAATGTTTTATCCCATGCTAATTTAATATATACACCACTCATAGCTGAACATGTTTCAGCTGCTTCAAGTAATTTTCTCATAAAAGATGTTTGCTCTAAAATATTATTTAATTCATCTTCCATTTCAGAATAAATTGTTGGCTCAATTTCTGCTTCTGTTATTTTGACTATTGGTGCTTCACCAAAAAGTAAACTTGCAGATACTTCTGCAATATCATTAGCAATTGGAACATGAACTAAAATATCTCTATGCTTTATTTGCCTACCCCAAAAAGTTGATGTTGTTAATATATTATTTTGTCTAACTTGTGTGTAAAACAATATTAATTTTTCTATATCTCCACTATACCAAGCTGAATGTTCTAACATTTTATTATATAATCCACCATATACATCAGGCGGCCATAACATATTATCTTTAATTTTTATCATTTTTAACACCTCACATAAAGAATAGGAGCCATTTGACTCCATCAAAGAGACTGATTAAAATCTATAATTGCAAATTGGACAACGTTTATGCTTAAACAATAAATGATATATTACATAAAATGGACCAAGCATTAAAAACCATAACCAATTAAAATCTTTTTTAGGTACTACAGTATTTTTACAAATTGGACATATATTTATTGTTGACATTTTATTTACCTCCCTTTTTATTTTATATTTTATTTTATTATATATATATAATATATTATATTATAATTATTATTATACCACAAATATATTATTTTGTCAATAGTAATTATTTTGTATTTATTATTTCAATATTGTTAGGATAATCATGTGCTAAATTAGTTACTGCATTAGTAAATGATTTTAATATTATTTGAACTTCTTTGTATGTATCATAATTATTAACATTATTTAAAGTAATTAGCATATCTCCTGGCTGTTCTTTAATTTCTATATCTGCTTTAACAACATCTTTTAAAGCATTTTTAGTTGATATTGCTAATACTGATATAGCAGCACATATTATATCTTTTCCATAAGGAGCATAATTAGCATGCCCAGTAATATGATAACCAAGTACTGTATTCCCAATTTTCATAATTTCAATTTTTATCATTTAATACCACCAACCTTTGAAATAGTAATCTATTATTATTAACTACATAACGTAAGGCATCCATAGTATGGTCATTTTGTTTTAAAGGTTTATCTTCACCGCGTTGTTGTGCTTTAGGGTCCCAACTATATGCACCAAATTCCTTAATTGTATTTGCACATTTACTTAATACTCTTAGCATATTATTATCTATGATTGAAGTAAGCAATTTAATGCCTAAATCAACATCATTGTCTGCTGCTATTATATTTTTTATTTTTTCTTCGTATAATTGTATCATAAATCCCTTTGCTGAGGGGTCAACATAAATTGCATCATAATTAACTGGGACTCCATCTACTCCATTTTTAATTAGCCATTTTTTAAAATCTTTAGCATAAGTAGATGGCGATTTTTGTATTTGTGACTCACTACCTGCGTGATAATATTCATCTAAAATATAAATTTTATTATCACTACCTAAACCTATAAGTAAAAACACTGTAGCATTTGATTGACCATAATCGACTCCAATCCACTTTTTCCTAATCACGACATCTTTAGGAAACCTTTTAATTATCATACTTTCATTAAATGACGAATATATAACACCTTCAGCTACTGTCCATAAACCTAATATATAACGTTTATAAAAAACTCCAGTGAACATATTTTTATATTTTTCTTTCATTTTATTAGTTAATGCTGGATTATCATCTAAATTGAAATGTAAATGTAAAATATTTTTTTCTTTTATCTTATCTACCCATTCTAATTTAAACCAATGAAATGGATTTTCTGGGTTGCAATTAAACCAACATTTAGCTCCTTCTACACTACACCTTGCTACTGCTTGATTTACAAAACTTTGTGGCATTAATGCAACTTCATCAAAAAGAAATCCTGCTGCTGTAAAACCTTGTACTAAATCTTGTGATTTCTCATCTTTTCCACCAAAAATATAAAAGTAATTTTCTTTTGTACCATTTGCTACTACAAATATATTTTCACCTATTTCTGTTAATTTTCTTATTTTATAGCCTCTCATTAGTAACATTACTTTTAATAGCATCCATACATTTCTTTTAAAGCTTCCAATTGTTTTACCTGCCATCCCAAAATTCATTCCATTATATTCTGACATTGCCCAGAGCACAAAAGACAAGGACATAATCAGTGTCTTACCACTCCTAATTGCACCATCACAAACTATAAAGTCTTTATTTTTGTGTGGACTATTTTTTACCCACCATGTTAATACTTGCTTTTGTTTTTTACTTATTTCTTTAAATTTAAACGTTTGCTGTTGCATTTAAACCCCTTCTTCTTCATTTGTTTCCCACACATCATATACTGTTTCTCTTAATGCTTCTAATAAACCATCATCTAATACTTCACTATCTTCATTCACTCCTAATTTAAGTTTTTCAAGTTCTACTCTTTCTTGCAATATTTCTAATTTCTTTTCTTCAAGTTTTTCTTTCCAATCTTTTGGCATTGTACCAAAGAAACGTTCTAATTTATTCATAGCTACAAACTTATCATATAATTCTATTTGCAAACCATCGCGTGTTTGTTTTATTGATTTTACTATTTGACCATCTATTACATCTGTATTTTTAGAATATATTTGTCCATTTCTTATTTCTATATAATCAGTAATATCTGCAAAAGCTATTCTAATATACTGGTCAATTAAATCACTTGCTTCAATATGAGTTTCTTTAGAAACCCTTAGACGTAACCAAGTAATATATTTAATACAATCTGGATTTTGTCTTAATTTCCAAGCAGCACTTGCAGCGGACCGAGGTGAATAGCCCGCCTTTTTTGCTGCTAATACAGAGTTCATTTTTGAAACATAATATTCGCAAAATAACCTTTGCTTGTCATTTAAGTTTAAGCATGCTTCTTCACGTGACATCTTTAATAATTCTTCTTCAGTATATTCTACAAATATTTTTCTATATGTTGTTGGCATAATTGTCACTCCTTTTGCATTTTGCTTATGTACTAATTTTACTTCTAATCTGTTCTTTTACAATTATACTTTTTTTATCTAATTGCTTTTTATAAGCTGTTAGCCTACACCAATTGCAATCATAATCTTGGTTAATATAAAATGTTTTATGAAATTCTTTACATGTATTGCAAAACTCATTATCAAAGTTTTGTGTATCAAGGATTGCATAAACTGTTAAGTTAAATGTTGGTAAATTAGTATTAATTATTTTTTTTATTTCATATTGTGCATTGTTTATTTCAACAAGATTTTTAGCAATCCATTTACATGCTTTTAAATATGCTTTTTTTGAAACCTCATCGGAGAATGTTTTCTCAAAAACTTTAATTGAAAGTTTCATTAATTTATCCCCTTTACTGTTATTTTTTTATTTTTTTCAATTTTGTTTTTGTTTAAATTACAATGGCCCCTTGTGACCTTATATTAAATTTTATCTTAGAAGTATATGTTTTACATTAGTTAACAATAAATGTTATTCCTGAGTATCACTATGGTATTCTAAGTATTCATTTATCATTTGTTTTGCAATTTTGTCTACTGCTTCATTAAGTAAATTTCCTGAATGTCCTTTTACTTTAATAAAATTTATATCACAATTTATTTCTTGTAATATATTATATATTTTATACCATAAATCAACATTTTTAATTTTTGTACCAGTGCTTGATGTCCAGTTTGTTAAATACCATTTATTCAACCATTTCATATTTATTGAATTAACTACATATGCACTATCTGAATAAATATCTATTCTTTTAATTTGTGTACTTTTAGAAGTATTTTGTATGTAATATAAAGCTTTTAAAGGAGCTATTAATTCCATTCTATTATTTGTTGTGTTACCTTCATACCCATGAATTTTAATTATTTCACCTTTTATAATTATTATTGCTGCCCATCCGCCTGGACCTGGATTTCCACTACAGGCGCCATCTGTATATATTTGCACATACATTTACAAATCTCCCTTCTTAGCTTTATAATACATAAAAATTAAAACTTTTGTAAATATTTCATATATTGTACGGCCATTTACTGTAATAACATGTTCATCAGTTATTGAATTTTTTATCATTGCTGAATAGTATTGTGTTTCATCAAGATTTGTAAACATAATATATGTCATTTTTATATTATATTTATCTTCAATTTTATGTATTATTTTTTCAATTACTTGAATTGTTGGTACTTCTTCATTTCCTTTAAACCATGGAAGTGATTTTAATATTTCATATAATTTTTTCTTTTGTTCTTTATCTTCTGTATTTAACATTAATACTTTTTGTATTTTGTTTATCATTTTATCTTCTCCTCTCTATTTGTATATAAGTTATATAAGCCAGCTGCGTCTCCCCAAACAACTGGCTTATATTTAATTAGTTATGCTTTATATGTCCCAATCTTCATCATCATCATCTTCTTCTTTAACTACTCGCTTTTTTGTTGTCTTTTTTGTATTTTTTGCATTTTTTGTTC